ACAATTACTAAGCCTTCTAGCTGTTTGCTACCACCATAGGAATGATGGTTACTGTTGCTAGGTAATACAGTTAATCTACAAAATTCATTTTCAGAATTAATATCTCCCTGATAGTTATCAGGATAGATCTCAATATTATTTGCTGTCCAAGTATTAGCGGCAAATACCGATTCAATGTCTTCTAAAACATTATCGTACATTTATGCCTCCTTTATTAACATAGCTTCAATGACAAAGTCATTATCACTATAATCAATAATATTATATGATTTTGAGTCTACAGTTAAAGTGTCGTAAACTGAAATGTTAATACCAGACTTCATTAATGCCGTAACATTAAAACCCTCGCCAGAGGATTTTTTAGTAGTCTGAATAATAACATCTATTGTAGTACTTGTTGTTGTACTAACTGTACTACGTGTTGTAAAATCATAAGAAGAAACAGCTTTATTAGAAAGTGTACCTTGTTTAACTAAATCACCTGCAGCAGCAAACGCCTTATCAACAGCGGCGGTTACTTTAGCAGAAACAGACATTAGTTAGCCCTCCACCAACTTGAACCCATACCGAATGACCCTCTTCGAATAAGTGGTCTTAATGGTTTAATAACAAAGTTAGGCGTAATAGAAATACGTGTTACATCACTGTTAGAGTCTGTAACGCTAATATTACCAATACTAATGCTCTCATACGTTTGTGTAGTTTGAGCAACTAAGTCTTCATTATTTACTAGGTGTAAGGCTTGCTCATAAATAGCAATCTTGACCAAGTTAGGAACTTCATTTTCTGCAAATTGAATTTGCATACCGAGTCTATCATCAAAGTAGATAGCGTTCTTTCTTGGCCAAGCTAAAGCTTGAGAAGAGCTAACAGCAGAGCCAATCCAAGGATTGTTATCAATAATCTGTGTAGCAGTTACTAGTGCTTGTTCTTTGATATCATCTGTGCTTGACGTCCAGTTTGCAGAGTCAATACGAGTATCAAAGTAGGCATCAGCATCTGTTATTTCTACGTAACTATTAGTATTTAGAACTAATGCCATTAGCCCCTCCTAAAATTATTATGAGTGGAAGATTGGAAGAATGCCTAGGTTTAGAGCATCCATCTTACGATCCCAAGAAGCAGCCGCTGCATAGTTAGCATTGGTTGCAAACGCATTTGTTGCGCCAGCCCAGTCATAACCCATTGGGTGCATGATAAAGCCATAACGGTACCAAATATTTGTAGAACCGCCACCTGTGTAAGAAGCCGCATTACGGTCAACTTCAACTGGTGTTGGAACACTTACGCCTGAGAAAGTAACAGAACCTGGTTTTACGATAAATGAGCACTTTGTAGATTGTGCGTTCAAATCGCCAGATGCTGCTGTAATTGCTTGGTTTGCACGGGTCATTACCAAACGGAATTTACCACCAAATACGGTGTCAAACTCTAGGTTGCCATCTTGTACACGAGTTGTGTCAACCAAGTTAGCTGCACGCATTTCTGCCATTACTTCAGGAGAAGTAACCAAGTACATATATTCTGGTTCGTAGTCTTTGAAGCCCATACCAATAGATTGGAACAAACGCTCACCACGAGCAGCACCAATTGCTGTAGAGTCAAACAAACGACGTGCGTCAGAAGAACCAGTCGCTGCAGAACCAAATTGACCTGCTGCGTTAATGTCAACGAACATACCTGTTGCTGCATCATCTGCGTTTGTGTCGAAGTCAACAAGACCACCGTTACCGCTGCCGCCAGCATCGCCAAGTGCTACTTCATGCGCTGCAACACCTTTAAGAACGTTCAACAGAGCGTTACCTTCGTCATCGCCACGTACTTGAGCAAAGTCACGAGCAATTTTTGCCAAGCCATCTTGCTTAGAAACAACTTCTTGCAAATTAACTTGTTGCGCACCAAATGTACGAACAGTTTTAACGTAGTTAGCGATATCGGTTGAGATATCTGTGTATGTACCGTCTGTTGCAGATGACAATGATGGAACATTGATGTTTGCAGACAGTGGTTTGTACCAACGGAATTGACCGATGAAAGATTCACCGTTTGAATTGATGTCGTCACGAGCACCAACAATACCTGTTGAGTTCAATTTTTTCTCAGTTGTATATGCTTCATCTGAGTATGCAGAAATAGCAAGTGCTACATTCTGAAAATCTGTGTTTGTAATAGCCATTATTTTAATTCCTTATATAACTATTATAGTTAGTATGTATAATTACCAAGCTGACCTTTGGCGGCCAATGCTAGAATTTCTTCTGTATTTAGTTCACTGATAGACTTCTTTTGTTGCATATTGGGTGAACCAGAAGGAGTTGTAGTGCCAGCGCCAGAATTAGCTTTAACACGAAACAAGAATGAGTTATCTTCATTCTTTGAGTAAGATAAGATAAAATCTTGAATTTGAGTACCAGACTTGTGTACCCAGACACCATTTTCATTTTGAACAAGCTGCTCAACAATATCACGATAGGCCATTTGGCGGCTACGCTCATTGCGGAATTCAAGCTGACCTAACACAGAATTAACAACGTTATCACGGTTTAATTTAGTGTTTTCTTCTTCAAAAACTTTAAGTTTTGCTTCAGCTTCTGCAAGCTTCATTTCTAAAGCTTCTTGCAGCTTACCTTCTTCTTCTAGTCGCTTAATCTGTTCTTGCCTTTGCTTTTGTTCAGTTTCAGCAACTTTTTTAAGAGCCTCATCACGCTCTTTAGCCATTCGGTCCATATTAGCTTTCATTTTAGAAAGGCGGTCTTGGACCTCACGTTCAACAGGATCAATATCTTGTTCGTCTGTTGCGGTGTCAGGTTGATCAGTTACGCTTTCGTTCTGATCTTGTTCTTCTTCTGTCTTTACTTCTTCTTCAATTTTATTTTCTTCACTCATGATTTTTCCTTTCAAGCACAGCTTGAGTTAAATAATTTTGTTATTCAGCTCACAGAGCTTTAATTTTTGATTTAAATGGTCATAGGCTATTACAAATAACTATGGTCCAATTCCATACCAATCTTCTCCATTACGGAGAGGAGCAAGTATATCTTCTCTTGTAATTTTGTCTTTTGGATCGATCAACCCTTGCTCTTTAGCAAGTTTCAAAAGACGATTGTAAGACTGACTAGAAAGACCTTGTCGTCTCATTTCTTGTAATGTCTTACGAATAGTATCACCTTCAAGAGCATCTGCATAGATGGTTCTTAAAGCGTCTTTAGCACGTCTTGCTTCTCCAATATTAGTAAAGAAAGCATCGTGAATTGTTGCGGTCTCAACGTTGTTTTTACGACCCCATAAATGAAAACGTCTTACAATAACAGCATCGTTACTGTGGTTTCCATTAACACCTAAACCGATCCTAGCATCATTAAGAGAACCCTTACCTAAGAGTTTTCCATCTTCAGCACTAGACTCGTAGATGTTTGCAATTTTACGACCCGTAACTGGGTCTGTAAATTCTATACGCTCTTGTATCGTTGGACGATATCTTTGCGTCATAATTTTTCCATCAAATGTAACCCAAGGGATATCAACCTTTTGAGTTTCTTCTACATAAACCTTTGCAACTTCTTTCCAGTAATTAATAAAGTTATCAGTAACTGGAGCACGTTGAGCAAGATTCTTTGACATTATTCTAGAGACTTCTGCAAATTCTTTAGGCCCAACAATTCCTTTACGAGAATTAGTTAGCTTGCGAACAAAGTCTTCTGTGTCAGGATGTATTTCTGAAGCTTGTTTTAACAGTGTTCTTCCAACAGGTTCATTCTTATTAATAAGCTCAATAAGCTCTGCTCTAAAGGCTTGCAATTCAGAAACAACACCAATAGCACCTTCTCTTTCTGCGACTTTAATTTTACCATCTATAATTCTTAATTGTGAATTAAGATTATCTTTAGTAATTGTTAAAAAGCCTTTTTCGTCTAAAACTTTAGAAAGCTTATTAGCTACGTTTGCTGTTTTAGTTGCAGCACCTGCACCATAGAAAGAAACCATGTTTTGAGCCTTAGCAGCCTTAGCTAAATCTTCCCAAGTTAAATTAGCATCTCTAAGAGCAGGAATCTTAAGAAACTCTGGATCATTAACCGTATCCATAGCCACCAAGTCATACAAACGGTTCTTTTGAGTTGTAGCAAGAACATTAG